CAATAGAATTAACAAAAGTCGATTTTGGTGTTACTTATGGTGTACGTACTGTTGAAGAACAGGAAAAACTTGTGGCCGCTGGAAGGTCACAAACAATGAAATCAAAACACTTAATTCAAGACAGCGGATATTCACATGCAGTTGATGTAGTTGCATATGATGGATCAAATGTTGTATGGGAATTAAACGTGTATGACGATATATGTGATGCATTTAAACAAGCAGCAGAAGAAAAAGGTGTAGCTATTAAATGGGGAGCAGCATGGTCAGAAGGCGATATTCGTTCTTATGAAGGAACATCAGAAGACGCCATGAATGCATATATTGATTTAAGAAGATCTCAAGGTCGACGACCATTTATCGATGGACCTCATTTCGAATTAATGTAAAATAACTGTTTACATTTACATCTCCGTTTGGTATAATATATTATGAATAAGGAGGTTTAATGTCATTTTATACTTGTGTTACTCGCTATGGTAATTCTATACTGTATCGTGGCTATGATAGCTATGGTAAACGTGTGTATAGAAAAGAACAGTTTCGCCCGACATTCTATACTAAATGTCAAAAAGAAACTGGTTGGAAATCACTAGACGGTCATAATATTGTACCGTTACCATTTGATGATATGCGATCAGCAAAAAATTGGCTAGAACAAAACGCAGAAGTTTCTGGCAGATATATCTATGGAAATCATAACTACTTACATCAATTTATAACTGATAAGTTTCCACGTGATATAGAATTTAAGAGAGAAGTAGTCGATGTAGCTAATATCGATATTGAAACAGAATACAACGATGGCTTCCCTCGTCCTGATCGCGCTGATCAAAAAATACTATCAATAACATACAAATCTAGTAAAAGCAACACATATGTAGTGTGGGGTTATGGTGCTTATGATACAGAAAAGGCGCTCATAAAACCTGTACAGTATGTGAGGTGTCGTGATGAAAAAAGTCTATTGATGAAGTTCTTAGATTTTTGGTCACATCCTGATCATTGTCCTGATATTATTACAGGTTGGAACGTAAGGTTTTTCGATATGCCTTACTTAATTAATCGTGTAACAAATGTATTAGGTGTTGACTTCTCTAAGAAGTTTTCACCATGGGGAATGATAGATTACAGACAGATCACAAGACGTGGTAAACAAGAAGACATCTATGACATAAAAGGCATACAGGTTCTTGATTACCTCGAACTGTTTCAAAAGTTTGGTTACTCGTATGGTGCACAAGAATCATACAAACTTAATCATATTGCATACGTTGTATTAGGTGAAAAGAAACTATCGTATGAAGAATCAGGTTCGTTAAAGAACTTATACAAAGACGATCATCAAAAGTATATTGATTATAATATGAAAGACGTTGAACTAATCGAAAGACTCGAAGATAAAATGGGTCTCATCACTCTTGCATTGACTATAGCATATAAAGGTGGTGTTAATTATCAAGATACGTTTGGTACTACTGCTATATGGGAATCTATAATATATCGAAAGCTAATGTCACAAAAGACATTGCCTATAGTTCGAAGACCAGATGAAGCAAAACAAAAGTTTGCTGGTGGTTATGTGAAAGAACCTCAAGTAGGTGCGCATGATTGGGTAGTATCTTTTGACCTTAACTCTTTGTATCCTAATATCATTGTGCAATACAATATGTCACCTGAAACACTAATCGATCAATCTCAACCAAATGGTGTAGAATACTATCTTAGTGGTAAACGAGCAGATACTACAGAATATGCTGTAGCTGCAAATGGTTCAACATATCGTAAAGACATAGATGGTGTCATACCTAATATTATTGTAGATTTCTATGATGAACGTGTGGCTGTAAAGAATATGATGTTAGCAGCACAGAAAACCTATGAGAAAAACAAAACCATAGAACTCGAGAAAGAAATAAATCGCCATGAAAACCAACAGATGGCCATTAAGATCTTGCTTAACAGTTTATATGGTGCATTAGGTAACAAATACTTTAAGTACTTCGATGTACGACTCGCCGAAGGTGTAACTCTTACAGGTCAGTTAACTATTCAATGGGCTGAAAAAGCCATGAATGCTATAATGAACGAATTACTTAAAACAAACAAAGACTATGTTATAGCTATCGATACCGATTCTTTATATGTTAACTTTGGACCATTGGTCAAGCAACTCAATCCAAAAGATCCTGTAAGTTTCTTAGATCAAATATGCGAGAAGCATTTTGTACCTAAACTCAAAGTATCGTATGACGATCTATTTAAAACTATGAGCGCGCATAAGAATAGAATGGTTATGGATCGAGAAGTTATAGCAGATCGTGGTATATGGACTGCAAAGAAAAGATACATACTAAATGTACATAA